ATCTACGTCATCGTCTTCTTGTTGCTGTTGTTGAGGTGCTTGTTGGTTTGAAAGTTCTGTCTGGATATAGTTATCAACGACTTTACGTAACTCACCAACTTCCGTACTCTGCTTGCCTGAAAACTTTTCAAGCTCTTGGTGCATCTGCACTAGTTCTTCTACAGATTTACCTTGGTACTTTTCTGGAAGATCAGGCTGTTGAGGTTGTTCCTCTTCTTGAGGAGTCTCTACAGTGTCTGTGGTTAGTTCTTTAGTTTCTTTCGTTGCTTCCTCTTCCGGACGCTCATCAAGTAGTTGTGCTCGTGACATAATGTAAACTTACCCCGCCTGTTATTAAGGTTATGGAGGATTAAAATGGGAAGTGACCTAGGACTAGGGTTCCCGACTAGATCGCCCAGCTTGCTCGTGTTCGCGTACCCACTTCATGTGTCTTCCGGGAAAGTCCCCAGAGGCACCGTCAAGTATGTGTTGCGTTGCTGAAACGATTTTTGTAGCGTTGGCTCCACAACCGCACCTACTGGATGTGGTATCTCCGTCTACAAATTCTTCAAATGTATGTCCGTTTGTACAGCGAAAATCAAATACTTTAATCATCGCTTACTAGCTCTTCGTAATTAGTATTGGTAGCTGTTTCAAAGTTAAGAATATACGCCAGTACGTTTAGTTGTCCTTTTCGTACATACAAATCATTCTCATCTTTAGTTGCTTCTACGCTGTTGATTAAAAGAGCGTTCTGCTGTAGTTCTTCGATTAACTGTTTCCAACCATCGGTGTTAAACAGGTCAAAGTACTTGTTGTAATACTGCTCTGTTTCTTGATCTAGTGAGGCCATAAGGTTATCTCTATATCTCCTATTATAACATATTTTTAACTAAAAGTCAAGTGTTATTTATGGGTATTATTACCGCTTCTTTTTGGCTGTTTTAGCGGATTTTTTGAAGGCTTTTGCTGTAGGAGCGCCTTTTGACCCCGGTTTACGCATCTTTTCGCCAGATCCTGCGGCAATCCGTTTGCGTTTAGCGTGAATATTGCTGTATAGTCCCCTAGGCATTTCTACATACTCTTCTTTTTCTTTTTCTTGGCTGTAGACTTTTTCTTCTTAGGCGGTCTTCCAACTTTGTTTCCGTATGTTCCGGTTCCGTATGGCATAACTATCTCCTTACCAGTTTTTGCAAGACCAATATCTTGCGGTGAGTTTACTAGGTTTGTTAGTGTCACACTTGTGTCTAGCCCTAAAAGATTTTCGCCGTGCTGGTTGATCTTTCTTGATCTTCATCTTAGCGTCACCAAAACGTATTGTCTTGGTTTTGTCGCCTTCCTTAGCTACCACCACATATTTCTTCGTAGGGTGATTAGGCGTCCTCTTTGGTTTGTTGTACCCGCTTACCCCGGCTCGCTCCAGTTTTGGGTCCTTTTCCTTTGGCATTAGGCTGTTCCTCCTTCTGGTGCTGGGCCAACATTTGGTCCTCTAGGTCCTTGACCTTGGCCTCCAGTTGGTCTAATCGGCTGAACTGGTCGCTGAACGCTTGGTTGATTTGGTCTAGAAACTTGGTCATTTCGGTTTGTGTCATTAGCACGGGGTGTTGCTCCTCTAGATGCTTGGTTGTTCATTGCCTTTTCTTTTATTGCTACTTCAGCAACCTTCAGCCGACGCTCAAACTCTTTATCGTCTTCATCACCTTCTCTGAGGTTTCGTGTGATTGCTTCAATTTTTTCAATCTCAAGCTCCTGTGGTGCAAGCTGTGCTTCAATAACGTACTTGCCTGCTCTAGCCTGAGACTCTGCGGCCTGCCCTTGCAGTGCGGCAGTCTGTGCCTGCTGGAACTCAAGCTGTGCTTGTTGTGCCACTTGAGCCATCTGCTGTGCCTGTGGGTTAGGCTGTGACGCCTGTTGCATTGTCGCAATGAGCTCCTCACGGTTACTGAGGTTCATGTTGTCAATAATGCTCTGAATTAGCACAGGGTACAGCGGGCTGTCCTGCTTCATTGTTTGCAAGAGTTGCACCAACTGAGTAACTTCGTACTCACGAGCAATAATGCCCAGAGTGCTCGTAGCGTTGAACTTGTAGTCAGCTACGGGGTAGTTTTCAGGGTCAAACTGCATATACCTGTGTGCCGCTTTAGTAACAAACGGAAGCAGAAACGACTGCTGGAAGTTAATCAGAGTGCGCTTGTGGCGTTTAATAATAGCCCCAAGAGACATAGAAATACCAGCGGCAGTAGCTTCACCGTTAACACTGCCAGCGATTCCGGCTGAATCAACTGCTCCTGTAGCCTGTTGAACCATCTGTTGAAGCGATGCGGCTTGTGCAAACGTGATTTGTCCAACTTGTCCAAAATTAAACGGTTGAAGTACTTCACGGGGATCTCCGTTAGTAAGGATCATTTTACCGGGGCGTACTTCTGGTTTAGCCCCACGAGGAAGCCGTGTAGCGTCAATAGCGAGCATTGGGTGAATCGTGAGACTCAGAGCATCAATACGCGCTCGTAGCTCTGTGTCAAGCGCCTTTTGGCTGTTGTATCCCTTTTCGCACACTCCTCTGCCCCAAAAGCGTCCGGGAACTACGTCCCATGGGAACGCAACAACAGGACGGTCCTTCATCATGTACGGGTTAGCTTCTGCCTTCAAGAGCGTACCGCCGTTGGCGATAACTACGATAGCCTCTACGTACTTAGAGTCTTCTTCTACGTCTACGTCTTCAGCCTCTAGTAGCTCACGAGGCACCAAACCGTAGTACTTTGTTAGGCGTACCTTATCGTCGTTATATATTGTAAGGTCTTGGTCAGGCTCTAGGTCTGCATCAGGTGCGGCTGACTCAATCAAGGCTTCTCTGTACACGCCTTGCTCCTGTAGTATCTCTACGCTGTGCTTAGACACAAATTCGTCGATAGCAACGCCCATAGCGTCATCGACTGACGTAGCAACAGGGTCAATCAGGAAGTTCTGGGGCAACACGGGCTTCAGCTTTACTACAACCCTGTCGGTAATGTTGACACCTACAGCAGTCAACTGACCATCCATAACGGGCTGTGTAGCTGGGGCCATTTCCTTAATTTCTTCTAGAGTTATTTCACCGATGCCTGTACCAAATACGGCAGAGTTAATCAGGCACTCAGCGACTGCCTTACGGACCTTACAGGCTTCAAAGTCTTCTGTCAGTTTCTTGCGGAGATACAGTATGTCTTGATTGTTTGGGTCGTTTACGTCGTCTTCTATGTCGAACCACTTACCTCTACCAAACGTGGCTTCTTCTAGTTCCGCTACGTTAGACTCTACAGCCTGCTGAAGCGCAGGAGAGATAATACGAGAACGTTCCGATGTTCTCTCTGAGTCAGCAGGGTCCCACTGACCTCGCCATAGCCTATAGTATTCTTCAAAGCTTTGTTCGTAGTTTGATTCATAGTGATCTCTCCAGTTTTCACACTTGGTCATCACCCACTCTTCCAACGACTCCTCAATCATCAGAGGGTCTTGGCTATAGATTTCTTCTGCCATCTTAGGTTCCTTAAATTACAGCAACAACGTACCCTAGTGTAAAAAACACTACAGCACTGATTGCGTATATTCCGTAGGTATTAAAAGGTCTGAAAACTTTCATTTCTAATATCCTGCTACTACATCTAGTATTTCGTGGTCATCAATCTCAAAGTCGTAGCTGTACGCTACTTTAGCTAACTGGTCTATGTACGCCAGTGCGTCAACCAAGTCATCGTGTGTCAAAGCGTCAGGAAACTGAAAGAGTTGATCTAGGAATCTACTGTTCCACTCCCCTTTTCTAAGGGTTACGTATCCGTTCTCAAAGCGCCCTTGTAGCGCCCACATTACCCTGTCAGTTTTTTTCTTGTTGCCGTGGGTTAGCTCTTCTACCCTGAAGAACTGCCCGTAGCGTTTCATAAGGTCCATCAGAGGACTCATTACAGCCTGCTTTGCGATGCCTCTTTCAATTCCAACGCTGACGGGTCTGTAGTCTCTAACGGCCTGAAAAATCTTGGTGGCAGTCTCGTTAAGCTCCCACCGCCCATGTATAATGTTATCAACGTACCAACCATCAGTACCAACTTTAACGACAGCGATTGCGGTTTCATCAAGCTTTGTATTTTTCGTCCGTTTTTTGTTTACATCCTCAAAACCAGCTAAGTCTACTGCTATGTAGTAGTCTCCGTCTTCTGGCTCTTCTCCAAAGTTGATCCAATCTTCTTTGAACATTTCTGAGCCTCTGGCTTCAAATGAGGCCATGAACTCTTGTCGGAAGGCGTAACTCGACATTGATTTCTTCGCCATGTCGATTTCAGATGAGTCCAAGATTGGATTGTCGTAGCTGGTGAAATGCCAGCCCCTGTAAGTCTCATCGTCACCTAGCTCTGCGTACTTGTACAGTTCATAAAAATGGTTCCTACCCATAGGCGTACCTATGAACAACGCTGATCCCTTCTGGTCAGCCAGTGCTGGACGGAGGATTTGCTCCCATACGTCAGGCTTCATGTCTGCGTACTCGTCCATCACGAGAAACTTCAAGGACACA